AAATGAAATATTAGAGACATTTAATACTTCATATTTGTATGATCTATCTTCACAAAATTTAATCACATAATCTAGAAGTCCAACAAAGATTGTTTGTGAGGCAAGATTGAATAATTTTATAGTACCATCCCATTTTTTCTTTTTGAATGCTGGGCTATATTGATGATTAGGTACTTTAAAGGTAAAAAATTGAGAAAGTTCTCTTGCGTAAGATGGTTCACATCTTATCTTAAGATAAACTTCATCTATTTTTTCTATTGTTATCATCAAACACCCTGAGTAAATTTGATCCAATCAATGCTAGCACGAATAGACCATATTTTATTTGAGATAAGTTTTACAACACTTTCTATGTAATCAACTTTTTCTTTCTGAACTACTATTCTCATTGCAAGTTGAATAATATCAGCATCACTTTCTATAAACTTATCTAGATCCTGTCGTATAAGAGACAACTCAAATGGTTCCCATTGTAATTGTTTGAGTCTTTCATCACTCAGTTTTCCAGAATAATATAACCATTTATCTCTACGAAGAACATTCATATCTGCCTCTAACTTTGCAAATACGAGTTTTTCATCAGATAATATGCTTAGATATTTGTTATGTTGTTGTGGAATAACGGAAGCTTCATAATCTAAATTTGTGTTGTCAATCTGAACATCTTCCTGTACCATTTTCTTTATATCATTAATATTCATAATTAAGTAAAATCTTCTACAATATCAAAATGTGTATATGTAAACACTGCTGAACAAATCACGACTTCAGTATCACCTAATGTAACATCAAAATCTAATCCAGATATGAATGATGGAAATATATTGTAATATTTAAATGTAATAATAGGCTTATAGGCACTATTCATAACAAAAAGAGTTGCACTAGATGTTTTCTGATCTTCTACTATACTTTCTATATTATTTGAATATGGGGCAAGACCCTTCATCCAATTAAATAATTCTTTATAATTCAACATCTTTTCATCTACTGGAAAAGAAACTTGTAAGTCTTCAAAGTTATATCGATTTCCTGGTCTTCTTATTTCAATTCCGGTTGGATTTGATTGTTGTGAAACACCCAAACTTATTGATGGTAAGTTTACTCTTTGAAGAAAATATGTCATTGTTGGGCATCTATTCAATACAAAAAGGAACCGATTTTGTAGTAAAAAATTGGTCGATTCTGGTATTGGCGGATTTGATGTAAGAAAATCTCCGGGGAGAATTTGCTTTACACTTTCCGGTAAATTTGATGCATTAAACATATGTAATATTTATAAAAGAACAGAGGGGTGGCTTTTGCCACCCCTCTGATTCAGAACCTATTACTCAATTATGGAGTCGCAAAATCGGATTGTAGACCATGAAGATTGTTAACTCTTGAGAGTCTGTAGTAAACATTGCTGCCTGGGTCAAGACCGTCAGCGTTTGTGGTGATGGCATTGCGACCCTTGGCGAATGGATTTGCAACCATGCCGTAACGAGTCTTGAAGCCAATCTTGGGCTGGAAGGTATCTTGACCTACTGCGCGTACCATTTGTAGAGGAACATATGGGCAGTAGAACATACCAGCGTCGTAGGGTGAGGTTCCCTTGTAGCCGACGAGGAAGAAGTCTACACCAGCAGGAACGAATGGATCAATGAAGACCTTGTACTTGCCGTTTAGAACGCCTGCAAAGACATTACCAGTGTCATCAACATTCATTGAGACATTGAGGGCTGGTGAAAGGTTAAGGAATCCACCCATTGCGAGTGCAGAAGCGACATCTGCGCTGCAAAGAATGAAGTTACCCTTGCCTCTACGAGTTTCCTTGGCGATTACATTGGCTTCGCGTTCGATTTGGAACATGAGGCCACGATAGCGTTCAGCTGACCAACGACCGTCTGAGTCGCTTTGTAGATCGTATGAACCAGCGATGGTTAGATCTGATTGCTGTGAACCACCCTTGGCGATGGTGTAAACTGCGCGAAGAATTTCTCTGTTGATTTCATTAAGAATTTCAACTGAGAGAATGTTTGCGAGTTCTGACTCTGCGTCAAGACCGTGAACTGCCTTGAGGTCTTGTGCGAGTTCGGTGGTGTATTCTGCCTTGAGTGCGCGAGTACGAGCTTGTACTGCAACACGCTCAATTGAGAATGCCATTTCCTTGAAGGAATTGCCGCTCTCACCGAGAGTTTCTGCATTCTGGGTTAAGAATCCGCGGAATTCGCTGAAAAGATCCTTACGGTTGACTGCACCTAAACCACCAGCGCAAACACCAGTACCGAATGGATTGGTGTAGGTATAACCAACATTTTGTCCAAGACCAGTTGAACCCGAAGCACCAGCGAAAGCTGGAATTGGTTCATCATACATGGCCTCAAGACCAGCTTGACCGTCGTATCTTGAGCGGAATGCGAAGATAAGACCAGTTGGGGCTGACATTGGTTGAACGCTAGCAACATCGTATGCAACGACATTTGGCATTGCTCTACGAACGAGGCTGATTAGAACTGGGTCATAACCAGCGAGTGCTGAGGTTGATGCTCCACCTTGTGAAACTTGAGCTGAAGCGAAGTTACCGCCCATTGAGTTGACTGGGGCTTCGTGAAGCATTTGAGCACCTTCTTGTAATGCTCTCTTTTGATTTTCAAGAAGGATTGCGGTTGTACGACGACGATGAATGTCATCAATCTTTGCGAGTTCTGGGTGATCAATGACTGGGGACCACTTCTCAAGAAGTGTGTCTGATGGAATTGTTCCGTTAAAATCCATTGCTTTTTCTCCTATTTTTTATTTATATTTTTTTATCTTTTAACATTTACTGACTTGAGGTGCTTGCTGATCGAACTAACATAATGTGACATCATGTCATCATTGACCATAGGAGCACTGGTAGAAGCAGATTCAGCAAGAACTTGTGATGATCTGGATTCTGCTTTCGAATTAAAGTATGACTCTTTAAGAATTTGAACCTTTTCCTTGTATTGATCTACTGAGTCGAATTCAATGCCTTCGGTGAGAGAAGCAAGTTTTTCAACTTCAGTATCAGCAAGTCCTGCGGAAAGTTCCATGAAGGCGTTTGAACATTCGTTTACAAGATTCTTCTCTTGTAGTTCAAGGTTCTTCTTCATGAGATTGTTGAGATTCTCTTCAAGTTGACGATTCTCAGCGAAAAGTTCATCGACTAGATCGACCTTCTCTGCTGGGACATGAATGTAAGAATTCTCAAAGAGTTGCTTGAGTTGAGCCATGAAGTTTTCAGCGATTTCAGTTCTGAAACCTTGCTCAACCTGTAACTTATTTTCTTCCATCCATTCGTTGATGACATAGCCGAGATAGCCGTCTACCTTTTCGGTAAGTACATTTACTGCTCCGACTACTTGTTCTTCAATGACTTCTTCTGAAGCCTGAAGGATGGCTTGTTCGATAATTGAAACTTTCTCATTGAGAGCGGCTTCAAAAACAACAGCGGCTTTTTGCTTGAATTCATCTGAAAGTTGTTGACCTTCAAAAATGACATTGATGTAATCAGTTACATCAAATTGAATAGATTCATTCTTTGGCTCTTCTTCCATTGTTTCCCCTGTAGTGTTTGGCTTCTCTGTATACGCAGCCTGCTTTGGTTGTGTGGCGGCTGATCCGGTTGCTACTGGCTTGGCAAACATTGGAGAATTTCCCATTGCATCGAATGTCCCCTTGCCTGTTGCATCATAAACATCTTTACTTGAATTTTGCATATATATCTCCGTTATTTTAAATTATTTATAATATTTAGATTTTAGATATTTTAGATTATATTTTTTTGACTCAGCAACATCATATCCACCAGTATCTCTAGTGCGAACTATTCCTCTATTAATATCTGCTTGTCTTTGAGCCTCTGCTGCTTTTCTTCTCGCCTCACCCTCTCGTCTTGCTTTTTCGGCGGGAGTTTCAGGTGGTGGGGGAGCATTTCTTCTTGCTCTGGCTTCTGCTCTGGCTTTTTCTCTAGCTGCTCTTCCTGTGGCAAAAACACCTCCACGAACAAGATCTCCTATACCACCCTTAAGACCTCTACCTGATAAAAAAGCATTGGCCATAGTTGCCGCAACACCAACTACTCCAAATTTACGAACAGATCTTCCAAGAAGTCTTGGCATACTTGGAACATTACTGGCTGGATTTTTCTGAGCCTCAGCAGCAGCCTGTGCTTGCTTTGCTGCCTGTTGCTCTGCCGCAGTTCGAGCATTCATGGCTCCAGTATTTTGTGCGTTTATTCCACGCATAAAATTAAAAAATCCTTGTTCTTGAATGGATTTTTTAATATTATTTTCTGCTAACTTATAAGCACCATAACGAGCATTTCTGCTCGTTAGATGCGCGGTATTTGTATTTTCTGTGCTCATTTTAACTTTCTGAGAAAATCTTCAAATAAATTAATTGCAACTTTTTCAAAATCTCTTGAAGAAACTTTTCTTAAATTTTGATTATATTCTGCTATTTGTTTTTCTTTTAAAATTCCGTTATCCCAGATCCACTCTTTTCCTTCTAATATTCCATTAACAAATGCATCAGGAGCAGAAGGATCGGCAACAATATCAATTGCAGATAAAGTAAAATCTGGCTGAACTTCGTTGACTTCATTTACCTTCTTTAGAGAACCCATTCCTCTTGAAGACACACCTAAAAGAGCACCTTCATCGATGAGTGACTTTACAATCTTGCCCATTGGGGTGTCAAGAATTTTAGCTTTACCTATGAAGTCACTTCCATTTT